CTTACCTATAAACTTAGCTTGATCTTTAGTTGGTTCGTTAATAACAGAAAAACCATACTCATCTATAAAACCTTCATAACCATCATAAGCGGGAGTAAAATAAGAATACATCCCAGATCTAGTTCTACCATTAGCATCTCTTTCTTCTATATCACTATCATACCATATGTTTTTAAAATTCTCTCCTCCAGACACCTCTAACTCATTAACAGTAGAGGGCATAAAGCATCGCCCTATTATTTTATCCCCTAATGTTAAACAAGATCTCACAACTTCCCAATTCTTCTCAACACTAGCCTCTGTCCACTTACCAGCTTCATCACATAGGTATCTTATTAATTTAACTGAGTCATATGAATTTTCTCTAGTATTTCTCCAATCTATCCTACTATTCAACGCTTCAGATTTAGTTACCTTGGAATAGTTTTTTGTTATCTTTTGACCGGGGGTATTGAAGCTAAGAGTGCTTTTAGGATTATCACTACCATCTATAATTGGTTGAAAAAAGAAAGGTAGACTCCGAAACATATAAACCAGCTTGTCTGTAAATAAAGATTTAGCATCTGCTCCAGTTTTACTTGTTATACCACCATGAGAATTATATCGAGCTGTTATTTCATGTAGTAACATGGCTGCACCTTTATAAGAAGCTCCCTCCCTACGGTGCTTAACCATAATCATACCAAAACAATCAGGATCTTGCTTACATATCTCCCAGAATATAAAAAATCTTCTATCTCTATCTCTATACTCAGGATATCCGATATCCATTTTACACCAATTTAAATAATAGTAATGCTCACCTGTCATGTAGGTAGGCTTTCCGTTATTCATAAACCAAACACCCTCTTCTCTTCTTTTAAACTCTTGATCTATAAACCATGAATATTTATGAATAGTGTCCTCGTTAAGACCCTCTGGCATATCTGTTCTTTTCCACTTTTGATCCTTCTTCTTTAGATCTGAAAATAATATGTCTTTTTTCTTGGGTTTAACAGGCAGCTTGAATTTTAAACCATTTACTTTTATATACCCTGTCATAATAAATTTTAGTCAATTATGCAAATATAATAAAATAAATTACACTCTCTATTTTTTAGCGTACTTTTCTGAGAATCCAGCTTTAAAGGATTTATCCTCTAATTCAGGTTCGGCTTCATTTATTTCTCCACCGTTGATTTGATTTTGCATTTTATGTATAGCCATAAGTATATCTTGTGCATCCATAAAGCATTCTTTTTTAGCCTTCATAGCATTCCTAGCTTTATCATCTTGTAAGTCTGGATCTATAGGTTTCTTAACCTCCTCTAATAATAAATCAAAAGCTTTATTCCCTGACTCTATTAGTTTCTCTATTTTTTTGCTTACATCTATTTCTTTCATTTACTTTTATATTTAATAAAACTGAACACCTCTCATAATATTCCATTTGCTCATAATACTCTATCATGTAATCTATAAAGCCATTAAACACTTCTTCATCTAAATTTTCCTCTACCACATTCCATAAAAAATATGGTTGTGAAGAAGAGTCTAGTATATCTTCTATAGATTTTCTACCAGTTAATAAATCGTAAGAGTTTGCAACACATGTATCTATTATTTCTTGAGGGTCAGCCATTATTCTACTTTTGCTAATATATCAAAGTTACGCATTCTTAATAACTTTTCCCCTTCAATTATCATATCATATTCAGAATTTTCCGAAAAAACTATCTCATCTCCCTTTTTTACACCCAGATCTTTTAAGCCTTTATTCATGTATTCAACATATCCATGTAGCTCTATATCTTCCGCTTCTGGCTTTAAATATATTCCTGAGTTAGACATGTAATTAGATTCATCCTCCACTTTTTGTCTTACAAAATTCCAATGATGTAACATTTTAAGTTTTCCTTTTCTAACAATAGCGTAAACATAAGACCAATGTATACTAAAAACCTTTTCATTCTCATGAAACTTAACCCTATTCTCTTCACTAGTTAAAAAATGGTGGCAATAAATTTTATCTCCCACTTTAACATCTAATTCTATACCTTCAGGTAAGCTGTGAGGTAATGCAACAACTGTGCCATACTGCCTAGCATGTTTTAATTCATCAAAAGAAGTATCCATAAAAAGCTCTTTTCCATTCACCATTATAGTATCTTCATGTATCTTTTCTACTTCAACAAAGTAGTAATCTTTTACTGGTCTCATATTAATTAACTTCGTATTTTTCTCTTTCCTGAATATCGTACTCTATAGCTGTAGGTTGATCAAAGAACCTTTTCCAAGGTCTTGAAAATTCATCTCCTCTAGCTTTAACGTACACATCGTAGACAACTTGTTGGTGTTTATACCAAGCAGCTTCATCTTGAATAATTGCTGTTATTTCTATATTTCCAGCATTCATTAATTGACCAACTTTATATGTTAATCCCTGCTTTAAGTCTCCTATAGTTATTTTTCTAATGATAGGGTTTATAGATTCCATAATTTTATTATTTTTTATTTTCGTAATATATATCTAAATCCTCTATTGTTGCTATAGGTTTTCCATTTATATTAGCATGACCACCTTGAGTTATAGTTTCTTTGAATACATTATACTCTTCACTCTTTTCTTTAGTCATAGCAACTTTTAATAATATTAAATAACCTATAAGATCTGATATTGTATCTTCTGTTTTATCATTTATACCTTTGTTCTGTATACGCATTAGTTTATCATCTATACGTGCACATAAAGAATCTATTGGAGATCCGTCTGAAAATACATTTGATGGGTTAGTGGCTGAGTCGCCATAGTCTCGATTCTTCTGTATAAGAAGATCTTTCATAGATTCGCACATCTCCTCTATGAGTTGTTCTGTGTTTTTCATAATATTGTATTAAATTTAATTTCCACTAATATAGTGAAAAATTTTTATTCAAACAATACTCTGCTAATTTTTTGGTAATGAACTACTAATTCTGTTGTTTTAGATCCTGCCATTTGCTGAACACCAATGTAAGGTATGAGGTCGTGATCATCTTCTAGTGCCAAAGATTTTGTTGTTGTTGAACTTTGGGTTACTCCCCCAGCTGTGGTAGCGGATCCTAATCCATACTGAACGTCATTTACAAATACAGAAACTTGTCTGTTTGAATCTATTTCTATTCTAAATCTATAAGTGGTAGAAGCAGCTACTGCTATACCTAGATCTGTTATGTAATCCACATCATCTTTAGAATAAACAAAATGTAAGTTAGCGTTTGTTGTTAGAGCACCTTGATCATCATCTGTACAAAATAAGAAATAAGCCTGATCATCATCAGTAGCATAAACTGGAGTATTTGTTAATTTCATACCAGCCCAAAAAGAATAGTCTGTTATAGTTCCATGAGTGGTTATAGCACATTCCCATTCTACTTGATTTTCTGTTCCCCATTTAATACCTGACCAAGCTGATTGCCTAGCATCTAGGTGTGGAGCTATAATAACTTGATCCCCATCAGTACCATCTGTTTGTATTTGTATACCAGCGTAATTTGTTGCAAGAAATTGAGCATCACCGCTACCAGCATTAGTTCCTACCAACTCAAAGTCTGTATTAGAAATCATTCGTGTTGCTTCAGCAGAATTTTGAATGTCATCATTTCCTTGTGGTAATCTCTTAAAGAACTCCTCTAGATAATATCTTTCAGAACTTCTTCTAAGGTTTCCTTTTATTTCCACATCTGCATTAATACTAACCTTGTCATTAGTAGTGTCTGCAACAAATAAACTTGTATTACTACTACTAGTAATTTTAAACACCTCAGTGCCTGGACCTAAAGAAAATAGTGCAGATCCAGAATTAGATCCTACATGCAAAGTGCAAGAGGGAACGGTTTGACCTATACCGAAATAAGTTGAATTAGAAACTACTCTAGAGCTAGAGTCTTCTACATATAAATAAGTATTACTACCAGGAGATGTAGTGTCAATGTCTCCAATTTTTACATTGTAAGAACCTAAGTAATCTCCTACATAAAATTTATTATATCCATTAATACCTTGGATTAACATAGATTGGGTAGAGGTTCCTACCATATGTAGATCAGCTCTTGGTATTGAAGTGGAGGATAGGTTAAAAGATAAACTACCAACTATATTAACTCTTGATTGTCCTAGAGATAAAGCACTTTGAGTCCCATCTCCATCCTCAATCTTAGTAGGTGTAGCCCCACTAAAACCTACAGTTGATTCTGTTTTTAATAAGCTTTTATAGCTATCTTTTATTGCTTGTCCTTTTAATGTTGCCATATTATATTTTTAATCGTCTTGAGCTTTACTAAAATCTATCGCCACCACTCTACCTTTACTATCCATCACTTGAGTCTTTGATTTAACAGCTGCATAAGCTTGTGTTTTAACATTTGTTCCTTTATTTGACACATCCATAGTAAAGCTAGTTTGATAAATATCTACAGGATCAGATCCTGCTGTTGCATTCGATTTATTAAAGTAAACTTCCACTTCAACTATGCTTTCTCCACTATGTCTATAGACAACCTTTATAACTCTATGATATGCTTGGCTTGCTGTTACGCCAGCTCCGTTTGTGTAAGGTAATATTATTGCCATTGTTTTTTTTTTAATTATTATTAATCCATTCCGTAATAGTCTATTGTACAGTGAATATGACCTCTACTAGGGGTTCCATTATTATTTGTTCCAGCATTCAATAAGTATATATACATATCACTTGATCCAACCGTAATTCCTGATCCATACATCCACCACACTTTTTTAGGAGTTCCTCCTGCACCGAGAGCAATATCAGTAGCAGATCCAGCAGAATCTGAACTTCCAGTGTCAGAACTACCTGCACCAATTATTTCCTGAACTGTTCCAGCAACAGCCTGTCCGATAGAAGTTCCACTAGTAGTGCTTAAACTTAAATTAGCCTTAAAGGTACTTACAGTTGACTGAGCCTCAACAACAGCATTTGCTTTTACTATATGTGAATATGCTGGTATTTTAGCAAGTGGAACCTCATAATAAACAGTATTATCTGTCCCAGTTGTTGCAAGATTAAAAACTATAGTGAATTGAAGCCTATGCATACCCGGTCCAAAAGCTGTTCTTTGAACAAGATTAGCTCCCTCATATTTACCAAATACCACTGCATCTAACAAGGCATTATTGCCCTCTGAGACAAGGTGAATAGAGTCTTCAGCATAAAGATCTATATCGTCTCCAGCATCTAGTCTTATATCATTAGTAGTTCCTGATTCAATTTCTACGGTTCCTGTGCCATCTAACTTAAAGTCACCTACAATATCTAATTCTGGAGTAGCGTCTAGTTTAAATCTAAAGTAATTTACAGAACCATCCCCGACTTCTAGGTCACCCCCCGATGCCTCAATAGATACATCTCCCGCAGCATCTAATGTAATATTTCCATCCGCAGCAACCTCAAAGTGAGCAGCAGCAGTGTCTGCATCTACCGTTGTCAAGGTTGTAGCACCTTCTGTATCTACATGAATAGTAAGGTAATCATTTAAGTTGGAGGAACTAGCGATTTTAAGAGTGCTAGAATTACAGTCAAGATGCATAATATCCAAACCTCCTCCAGCTTGTGTTCCAAAGTAAAGTTGTTTAGAAGTCGCCCATGCTCTTATGTCTCCATCAATATCTAGCTTAAAATGTGCAGTAGCTCCATCGTCATCTGTTGTTGTTAAAGTTGTAGCTCCCGCAGCTCCCGTAGCAATAGAAAATGTATCTCCATCATCAGCAGAACTTCTTAGTATTATATCAGCACCAGCACCATCTTCAGCTGTTATATCTAAACCATAGTTTGTAGTTGCATCTGTAACATCTATTTCTATACCTGTATTTGTATTTGTTCCATTGGTGTTAGTTGAGTCAATAAGAATATCTAAACCCGTTTGAGTAACTGTACTATTAGCGTGATTTGATGATGATATATCAATAATTTCTATTGACTGACCTGTAATCACATAACTTTCTCCATCGCCAGTATTACCACTCTTAGTCCAGTTAAAATCCGCAAAACCATGAACGTTGGTCAAGGCTGTAGAACTATTTGTTATCGATCCTTTAAGTATGGAACCTGTTGTTAGAGTGCTGCTAACTACATCTATAATGTCTGCTGTTGTATTATCAGCATCTATATCTAATGCTATCTGATCTGCATCATCATTATTTATTAATAAAGCACTTGCACCAGCAGAAGAACCTGCGTTTATTACCTGAGTACCAGCTAAAGTTAGTAAAGACCCTGTAAAGGTAAGGTTAGATTCAGCTGTTATAGCACTTGTTCCAGTACCTGTTAATACAGCGTTGTCTGTAAAACTACCTGCTCCTGTTCCTCCATATTCTACACCTATAATTCCACCCCCCCATTCACCATCAGTAATTGTACCTGTACCGTTAACAGAGAAATCTGTTGAATTTATAATAAAGTCTCCATCAATATTGAATGTTAAGTTTGCGGCTGCGGCTGCGGCATCCACTGTAGTAAAGGTAAAGTCTCCATCTGCACCTATAACAAAAGAAGCATAGTCAGCTGTGTTACCGTTTAAATACCAATATGTAGTTCCATTTGATGAGTCCATTAAAAAGTTCCCATCTATATCAAAATTTAAATGTGCAGCTGCTCCATCGTCATCTACTGTAGTTATTGTTGTTGCTCCTTTAGCACCTGTAGCTACAGTAAAGAAATCTCCTGAATCAGCAGAACTCTCGAATTTAAGATCTAAACCTCCATCTGTAATTTCTGACTTATAACCTATATTTTTAGCTTCGTGTCCGAAAACAATTCGATTACGAATACCTATTGTAGTAAGATTAGTATTTGAAAGATTATTTAAAACTCCCTGTTCAATATATAAACCAGTTGTTTGAACGGTACCACTGATTCCAGAATTGGTCAGACTGTTAGTTATTTTTGTGTTCGTTTTACTGTAAGGTGTGCCACCACTAAAAGCACCACCAGTTTGATAAGTGAACTCATTCATTACCTGAGCAGTAGCTGATGGACTTGGATCTAAATTTAGTGTTTTTAACAGCCTACCAGTACCTAAAAGACCTCCGCCAGAATGAACAATATACATTCCAAAACCACTTGTAGTATCACTAGTTGATATTTTTAAAGCAGATGATGTAGTAGTAGTCCATGATTGTATATAAGCTGTATCTTCTGTTATATTAGACCCATATACTGCAAGGGCATGTTTATCTGTATCAAGATTTGTTATTGTAGCCGCAGCGGTACCTCCATCTGACGGATTTTCTATGAATAGTTTTCCCCAGGATTTTGCTGCGGTTCCTAAACCTCCTTCCTGATCGGCTCTAGGTACTACGTTTGGTGTTGCCATATTATTTCTTTTTTATATATTATTTATATTTAACCTTCACTATTAAAAGGGTTAGGGAATACTGTAGCGTCTATCGGTTGAACATCTCCACTAGCGTCTACATTCCAATACCCTTCATCATATGTTAATTCTAATTCTGCACTAGGATCGGTAGGTGTGTAATCATACATTCCATTTACTAATCCTGTAGCTGTATCTAAGTCCCAAGTATCATTAAAATCATACAAGGTTGGTATAGGTGTTACTGCGTCATATGTGGATCCAGATCCAGTTGAAGTAGTCGCTTCCCACATGTAGTCTTCTATAACTACTGCCGCTGCACCACCTCCTCCAGCACCTATCAGATCACCAACTACTAACGAACATCCTAATCCTAACGCCATATTCTAATGTTTAGGTCCTAAATAACATATTACTCCCCCGTCAGTATCTGCATCTTTTAACTGAAACTGTTTCCATCTTCCGTATATAGTGAGACCCTTAGGGAATATATTATTATTAGCTATTTGTATACCTCCAGATCCTTCTTCATCTGTTGCTGTTGTATGAGAGGCGTTTTGCGTGCTCATAAATTTCTTTTTATTAGTACCTGCATTTTCAGCTACCAATCCTCCATCTGCTTTTAATACCGCATCAGCCATAAATGTTATGGCACATATAATGTAACCGTCTGGTGGAATTACTGGATTTGTCGCTGAGTCAGTAAATATTGATCCATATTGTCCTAAAGAAGCTTCTTGTGCTTTTGTTCCTGATAATGCCATTTTATTTTCTTTTAAATTGTTCCGTACAAATATAGTAATTAATTCCAAATATAAGAAATATTTAGTATATTTGCTTTAGTTTAATTAAATTTACCACATTGGATAGGGATAATTATCTTAAATACTATAGAAACGTTCTATTTAGTTTTAGAGATAAGTACGATCTTAAAGTGTCAGACATAGAGTTTTTATTCTTTGTTTACGATAGAGATTACTTTACAGGTTATACTATAGCTAAAGAGTATAGATGTTCAAATAGCTTTATAACAAGAAACCTTCCAAAAATAATGAATAAAGGGTATGTAACTATATATCTTGAGAAAGCACACAATAGAGCTAGGAGATATATGATATCCCAAAAGGGAAAAATATTAGTTACTAAATTTTACAAAAAACTAAAGGAGTACGGTTATGGCTTACAATAAAAAAAAGAAAAGGTATAAATTAAATAAAGGTAAAAAAGTAAGAAAAGCACAAGATGGATTGACTGATGTGGCGGATGCTATTACTGATGTTTTTCCAGATCTCGCAGGTAATTTTGGTGGTGGAGAGGGTCTTCCACTGGGGGATATTTGGGAAGGTGTTGTTGATACTGTTACAAACTTAAACTTAGGAAATATTAACCTACCTTCAATAGGGGGTAATGGAGGATCTTCTAAAAGATCTAATGTGGCAAGTGGTGGTGAGGGAGTTCCATCTGATAAAACCGACAAGCCTTCTTTTTTTGATCGTAGTTACGCCAACCTATCAGGAGATGAGCTTAGAGACGCTTACGGTCAACACTATGATTTTGGGAGACACTATAATCAAATTGATCACGATGCTAACCCTTCAGCAAATAGATTTAAGTCTGGAAGACATTCTAATTGGTCTTCATTATTTCATACTCCAGAAAATGTAAATTTTGACTATACAGACGAACAAGGGAGAAAAGTTGGACCATCTACAAATGCACACCCCGCTAACCTTTCCGCTATATTAATGGATATAGGTAAAAAAGATCCTGAAGCTATAAAGTGGTTACTTGAAAACTCACACCAATATGCACCTAGAAAAAACGCTGTTACTAACCTAAATAAAAAGCATGGTTTTGAAAAGGGTGCGTTAGGGACTAAAGATAGAAGATACCTTAGAGATATAGATGAAGATAAATTAAAAAGCCAGTATGAAAAACTTGCTCTTTCAAAATCAGGTAAGAAATATAAAAACTTCAAAGATCACGCTTATGATGTAGATATGATGAATCAGATACTTGGACCGTATCTACCAAAAGGAATGGTAATAGATAGTCAGATGGCTGATTTGTTGCATGACGCTTCAAATAATAAAATGTTTACTGATGCCATGGCTTCTATGAATCCTGAGTTTTTTGATCCAGGAGTTAAAGGTGTTGATGAAAAAGGAAACTATGGTGCTTATACAGTTAGAAAAAATGTGGGTACAGACGGAATGGATCAGTTTATTAACGCTCCTCTGAATTACCAATATAACATGGAAGCATCTGGTTTAGATCCAAATCGAAAGCCTAGCCAACAGTGGCTACACATGCAACACTTATCTAATCAAGGTGCTAAAGATGGTATGGGTGGACATGGCAGGAATGAGATTATACAAATGTTAATGCAGGATGAGGAGTTTTTAGCAAAAAACAATTTAAACAGAGCTGATCTGAGCGGGTCTGATCTTGGCTATGCACAAACATCTGGAGACTTATATAGGTTTGGTGTTGAGTGGGATGATAAGAATAAAAAATGGTATTCCGATGGGACAAAAGACTGGTTAACTCCAGAGCAGGCTGAAAAATGGACTAGTGCTATTGCTAGTAAATATTTAAATGAATCTGGATGGAAGCAATTTGAAGACACACCGACAGAAGGGATGACTCCTATTAATATAGGTAATGTTCCTTCTAACAAGATTGATGGAAAAATAAGTCAACCTACTGGTCCTTTATCTTTTGTGGATAGCAGTTCAGGTGGTGTAGAGGAAGTAATAAATAATATAGATAGCGAAGGAGATGGTAGCTCAGACAGTGATGCAGACAGTGGTGGGGCTAACGCAGTATCAGGGGGAGGAAATAGAGCAAAGAGATCTATGAAAGCGATTATAGACTCTGTAGCAAGTGGTACACATATAACAACTGGAGAGGACTATAATCAGTCTGATTTAAAAAGAGATGCCGCTATTATAAAGAAAGAATTTGGTAATGATGCTTATAATGAATTATTAAATCAAGTCTCAAACATAGACCCTATAGAGCCAAGTTCTAGTTCCAGTGTTGTTTCATCTGATGATTCTAGAGGTAAACAAGGTCCTAGACCAGTTAGCTTTACTAATAATTCTGATTCTTTTGATTTTGGGCAAGAATTTGGTCCTAATACAGAGGAAGAGCAAATGTCTATTTACGAGCAAGTTCAAAGACTAAGAAATCCTGATGAATTTGATGATGAAGAAGAAGATGAGAGCGAAGATTCAATACAAGCGGTAAGCGAAGGGTCGGATAACAACTCTAGTTCTTCTACAACTCCTTCAACGAAACAGATTGGTAAAAACCTATACTACGGAAGTGGTTTCGCTGGAGATAGCGGTATGTCACAACAACAGCAGGAGGAAATGATGAATATG